CAACATAAAAATAGTTGTTTCCAGTACCATTCAATTCGGCATATTGAGTTACAAGTGCATCTTTTAAGTCAGAATTTAGTTGTGTTGTTGAGAAAAAAGAAAGGAGAAAAAATGGCAGTAAAAACAGTACAAGCGACTATTAACGGTCAAACATACACATTGACTCTTAACAGCTCGACTGGAAAATATGAAGCTACGGTAACAGCTCCGTCAAAGAGTTCATACAATCAGAGTGGACATTATTACGGAGTAACAGTTAAGGCAACTGATGAAGCAGGAAATACAACGACAAAAGATGCAACAGACAGTACGTTGGGATCATCTCTGCAATTAAAAGTAAAAGAAAAAGTTGCTCCTGTAATAACGATTGTAAGTCCAACGTCTGGATCATATTCGGCAAATAACAAGCCTGTAATTACCTGGAAGGTAACCGATTCCGATTCTGGTGTTAATCCAGCGACAATAGGCATCACGTTAGATAGCGGTACTAAGGTAACAGGCGATGCGATTACTAAGACTTCGATCACAGGCGGATACCAGTGTACATATACACCTACAACAGCGTTGTCAGATGGAAGCCATACGATCAAGTTGGATGCATCTGATTATGATGGCAACGCAGCAGCTACAAGCTCAATGTCATTTAAGGTAGATACAGTTCCACCAGTATTAACATTGTCCAGCCCAACGGACAAACTTGTTACAAATCAGTCTGCATGTACAGTAAAAGGTACAACCAACGATGCAACCTCAAGTCCTGTAACAGTAACAGTTAAGCTTAATTCTGGAGCAGCAGAAGCAGTCACGGTTGGAAGCGATGGAGGCTTCAGCAAGGTTCTTACTCTTGCAGCAGGTACAAACACAATTACAGTTGTCGCAAAAGATGGTGCTGGTAAGACAACTACAGTAACACGTACCGTTACGTTAGATACAGCGGCACCTGTGATCAAGAGTGTTACATTGACACCGAACCCAGTCGATGCTGGCAAAACATTTATCATATCCGTTGAAGTAACGGACTAGGTTAGTTGTTATGGTAGTTCGACTAGAGGGGAATGTAAACGGAGAGTCAGTGATCTTAACTAGATCCGCTGACTCTTTAGATTTATGGGAGTCCGTTATACCATCCACATTAAACGGCAGGTATGTAATCGGATTAACTGCATATGATGAGGCAGGGAATGTAAGTAGCTATTCTACATACATACTTACAGTAGATCTTAAAGCATTAAGAGTTTCACTGAAGCCTTTTGATTTGTATGCAACCTTGCACAACGAGAAATAAGAAGAAAAAAAAGAGGAGGAGAACATGCAAAAAAAGAAAGTGATCATAATGCACCCGGGAGAATCCAGAACAGCAGTAATTGCTATACATTCTATTAAAAATGAGAAATTTACAATTGAAAGTGCGGAGTATTTGCTAATATACATGAAAGACAAAGCTGAAGAAAGCACTGGAGTTTGTAATATTAAAGAACATGATATAGAAGCACTGATTTCTCCTCAAAAGCGTGGTACCTATACACTTGACATCAGATATGCAGTATTAGACGAAATCTTAATAGAGCATATAGAAGTGAAGGTGGTATGATGGCAGCAGAAATCATTGAAATTAAGTCTGTAAGCCTGTCTCCTAACCCAGTACAGACCGGTGGAAAAGTTAAGATCAGCGTAGGACTTGAAGCAAACGAAAGTGATGTTAATTGCTTCTATTGCATATTTTCTTCCGAATTAGAAACAAGTCAAGTAACAACGACAGCAACGGTGTAGCTTAGGAAGGAGACATATTTGGATGATGAATACATAAGTAGAAATGAACATAATGCATTTGCGAGTGATGTTGATCATGAGCAAACCAGACAAAACAAAAGAATTGAAGCGTTAGAAGTGACAGTAAGACAGATCAATGACCTTACATTGTCAGTTCAAAAACTTGCGATCAACATGGAACATATGCTTGTTAACCAAACAGAACAGAATAAACGGCTTGAAGAGCTAGAAAACCGAGACGGAGAGAAGTGGAGAAGCATTTCTATGTATGTCCTGACTGCATTAATCGGGGCAGTAATCGGATTCGTACTCAAACAAGCTGGATTATAAAAAGGAGAAAGAAATCATGAAAGAATTATTTGAACAGAATAAAGTGTTATTCCTGGCAGTGATCACAGCGTTGATCATTGTCTTTTTAGTTAAGAAACTGATCGACTATATCACAAAAAAAGGTCTGGAAGGGATCAGACTGGATGTATACAAGCTGTTTGTAGAAGCAGAGAAAACCTTCCGTGCATCCAAGCAAGGACAGCAGAAATTTGATTATGTAATACATATGGCCAGAGGATTGCTGCCAAAACCGATTCAATTATTTGTTAGCGATAAAATGTTAAAAGAGATCGTACAGCTTTGGTTTGATGGTGTCAAAGACCTTTTAGATGACGGTAAATTAAATAATTCAGTATACGATTTAGAAGATGTTGAGGAAGTCAGCAGAGAAGATAAGATCAATCATACGACAGAGTTAGATGACGGAACATGGACAAATTACGCAGAGACTCCGTTACCTGAAACTGACTTAGAAGATCCAGAGGAACAGGAACAGACAGAAGATAATCAGGCAGCAGCAGAACAGGAGGTGTAGACATATGAGAATCGCATTGACAGTAGGACACAGTTTGCTTAAAAATGGATCATATACATCCGCGAGTGGAGAAGATTGCGGAGGAGTAAATGAGTATAAGTACAATAAAAAGCTGATGAAAAAGGTAAAAGAATATCTTGAAAGCGACGGACACAGTGTTGATCTGTATATTTGTCCAGAGAAAGTATTTACGGCTGCATCTCAGGAAAAATCATGGAAACTGACACGCTTAAATGCAAAGAACTATGATCTCGTCGTAGAAGGTCACTTGAATTGCTATAACGGAAAAGCACACGGAACAGAAGTATTATACGTTTCTGAAAATGGTAAGAAGTACGCACAGAGAGTACAGAAGAAACTCGTATCCGCTGGATTTACTGATCGTGATGTTCAGAAGAGAACGAACCTGTATATGTTGAATAGCACAAAGGCAACAACGATCATGACAGAGAGCTTTTTCTGTGATTCCAAGTCCGATTATAAGATCGGTAAAGACGTAAATAAGATTGCTAAGCTGATCGCAGAGGGAATCTGTAATAAAAAGCTGGGAACAGCTACCAAGGCTAAGGAAGCTGTAAAAACAGTCGTGAAGAAAGTTACCAAAGCAACAACATATGCTAAGGTAGCTACAAAATCTGATCCACTTATGATCAGACAGAGTGCAAACGTATCATCTAAGATCATTGGTAAGATTCCGAAAGGATCAAAAGCAGAAGTAATTAAAAAAGGCAGCACTTGGACTAAAGTTAAGTACAAGAGCGTAACAGGGTATTCAGCTACAAGATACCTTAAATTTTAATATTAACCAGGGGAGAAATCCTCTGGTCTTTTTTTATTTCCAGAAATTACATAATTATTTTTATAGATAATCCAACAATAATATGTTAGCATAAAAGAAAACATTAAACATTGGAGGTGCGGTATGAGTGTAGTAATTATGGTTAAATCAGGAAAAGAATTATTTTTGTTCGGGGATAAAAAAACAACACATATAAATAATTTTGATAAAGAAAATGAAAGTTATGAGGTAGAATCGGTTTCTTATGATGCTCAAAAGGTATATAGAATTAAGGATGATATTATTGTTGGGATGGTAGGATCCAGTTTGGGATATAATAATTTATTTCAATATGTGATTCATGATCAGAAGGTAGATGCTGATGTTGCAAATGAAATAAAAGACTACAAAGATTTTGTAGCTGATTGGTTAAATTATCAATTCGAGTGTTTAGAGGAATATTTAAAAGATGACACAAAACATTTAGAAATTGAAAAAATGTTTGGAGCAATAGTATGTGGAATCAAAGATGGTAAATTTTATACAACTTCTTATGGATATCCAGCAGATGAGAGTGCTAGAGCGACAGAGCTTGTAATTGATAAAGATGGAACAATAGTTTTATCACAAATGAAATACCGTTCTTTATATGCAGAATATTATCAAAAATTTTATACAGAAAATGGTGGTAATGTTTTTGATGCAATAGAGAATACATTAAAAACTATGTCAAAAATTGATGATAGTATAAGTGAACAATTTGATGTTGTCAAAATATCTTTAGAATGAGTTCAATCAAACTTGAAAGTCCGAAATAAATGACGTAGGAATTAAACTATTTCTACATTATTACTATAAACACACCCAATAAACCGCATAACCCCGTGCTTTTAAGCTTATATTGAGGAAGCTGCTAAAGCAGGTAAATTCTAAGAAACCGCTTAAATACGTGGTTTTTGAACGGAGTTAAAAGCGGTAAGAAGTAGTGAAAAGTGGACGATTCATACATTATTCGTACACACGACTCCTACATCAGAATAACAAAAAACAGAGCCGAGATGGTAAGTCTTGACTCTGTTTTTTGTTATGTAATATTCTATTTTATCTTTAGAATCTCTTCCATAAGCCATTCTTTTTTTCTCTTTGTATAGGTCTTTTCTGTGAGGTCGTCGATTTTATGTCCTATGATACGTTTTAGAGCATATTCATTTACTTTTGCATCTTTTGCCATTGTAGCAAATTGGATACGTCCATCGTGAGCACGATGTTCTGGATTTAATTCCAGCTTGTTAACAATCTTTTCAACTCTATGTCGATATTTATCATATGTGAGTTTTAAGCTACTTCGATGGGTTTTAGTATCAGTACAATTAATCAAGTATTCGCTTCCAAGAGATAAAGCTTCCTGGTAACGATGTTTTATTAAGCTGCGAATCTTTGGATGGACTGGAACCACACGATCTTTTCCAGCATCAGTTTTCATACCGCCAGTAATAAACCAATTTTCTAAATCAACATTCTCCATCTTTAACAAGCCTAATTCCTGTGGGCGCCATCCGCTATAACACTGGATTAGTAGCACATCTACATAGTCTACATCATATAAGTTATTCCACAATTTTTGCATTTCTTCATCTGTGAAGTCAATATGATCTTTCTTTTCTTCCTCGACATCTTTAATAATATCATCAGATAACTTAAATGTTCGAGCATAGTTCTTTTCTACAAGATCATTTTCGTTTGCATAGTCAAGCATAAGATTAAATAGAGATTTTATTTTTGTTTTTGTACTTGAAGATGCTTTTTTCTCTACACCATCAACAACATATGTACCATCTTCCATGCAGCCTTTAATGTGCCGGGGTCTTAAATCTTTAGCACGCATGTTGTAAATAGCAGAGCAGTAGTTCCAAGCAGACTTGATAGTTCGTATGCTGGATGGATTGGTTAAAGTTTTGAAGTATTCATCGGTCCATTTTTCATAAAGTTGTTCTACTGTCAGATCATCATCTAAATCATAAGGATTTTTATTGTATTCAACCAATGCAGCATAAGCATCATTGTAAGTTTTGAAGTATGCATTTGGTTTTAGAGGTTTACAGATCGGCTTGCCATAGAAGTCTTTTCCTACAGTAACCATAGCTCTGTATGGGTTTCGGAGATTGCTGTTTTTTATTTTAGTGATCTGGCCGAAACCGTTAGGGAGACGTTTTTTTCTACGAGATTTCGATTGTTGTTGTTTGGCCACTTTAGTATTAATAGGATATCCGCAGTGAGGGCAAGCAATTGCGTGATCGCTTACCTGCAGATTACATTCGGGACATTTAATTAACATGATCATCATTCCTTTCTTAAAAATTTGTATAAAAATAACGCCTTGCCAGACGTTAGAAAGAAATGGTATAATCTATTTGTTCAGGATAGGTATACCGTTTCGATCTAACGATCGACATGGAAATCTATGAAAGCAGTCTCAGAAATGAGGCTGTTTTTGTTTTGACCATTTTGGTGGAATCACCGAAATGGTATTTATATAACGTAAAAGACCCCGTATTTCTACGAGGTCTTTTTAATGTTTGGCCCGCAAAGGGGCAATGTCTTTTTAATGGGCCCGCAAAGGGGCAATGTTTTAACAAAAGTATTATAAAATAATACTATGCCTCGTGTCAAGAATTATTTACTTTCCAATGTACAATTCTCTGATTTTGTCATCTATTGCATCTAAAATTTCATTAGAAACCTTAACATTTCCTAAAACGTCATTAGAGTGAAGAGGGTTATATATTCTTATTTTACTAATAGTGGTTATCTGATTGACAAGTGCAATGCTACCTGTTTTCATTTTTAAAATCTCATTTGAAATTTTATCACGTCTAGAAGACAGTTTAGATAAATGTGCTATAGAAGCATTTAATTCATGTATACGTTTATCAATATCTGCATGATCTTCTAACAATTCAGCTTCGGTTTTAGAAGAAATAAGTTCTCTTAGGGAATCGACTTCTTGTGTTTGAGAGGTTAATTCCTGATCGATGAGATCATGATGAATTTCCCACTTTCCTTTTAATTGTTGAAAAATAGTATCTCCTAAAAATACATTATAAGGATGTATAGGTTTATTAGCTTTTACAGAAGATAAAGGAATTATGGTAATAATCGGAGAATTTTTGGAATCATTTTTAGTTAAAACAATGGCGTAGTGTAAACCACCCTCTTCATTTCCAATATTATAACCAAGATGAACCTTCACAATTTCGCCACGTTTGTAACGCTTTAATTTTCTTGGATTAAAAGTTTCTTCCTTTTTCAACATTCGCATGTAATCATCGAGCCAATAAGAGAGAATAGAAGCTTTCTTCTGTAATTTTGGATCAGTAGATGTTTGATAGTTATGTAATTGTTTAGAAACACTATTTATTGCATTTTGGATTAATTTATTCGTATCCAAAGGACACCTCCTTTTCTAAAAGTATATTATATTTTCAAAGTTCATTTATTAAAATAAATTTGTATAGATTCTCTTAAATTCCTTCATCCATTTGTCATGATCGTAATTATTATTGATTATATCGTGAACCAAACGTTTGAAAGTATTTTTATCGCATAAGACAAATTCATAAAAGTGATTCATTACTTCACAAGCATCTTCAAAGATTGTTTGAGAATAAAATTCTCTTAAATTATAAATTTTTCCTACAAGATATGTTAAATATGGTTCATTAAAAGAATCTGAATGTACACGTGTAGAAGAATATACGCCATCGTTATATAATGATATGCTGCTAAAATTTGAAGCCATAATCTCAAAGTAGAGTGCCTTTAGGTAGTACAGAAGAGAATCTTCCTGTTTGCCTGAATCACCTAGCCATTCAGCCATAGATTGATAATTACATGTTAATAAATTGAATTTACTATTTTTCATGTGTTCAAATTCTCGATCATTGAATATAGACCAAATGATCTTATGAAAATCATAATTATTTGGACATGATTTCTTAGCAGATATATATTCGTCAATCCCTATACCCCATTTGGTTTTGTTGTTAAATAGATCGACATAATCTTTGTGATCTTCCAAAAAATATTTTCCTTTATTAGATAGAGAATAAAATTTTATATGATCAGCATTTAAAATATGCATTAATTCATCAGAGGAATCAGCAGCTAATAGACGATTGATCAAATCTTCTTTGTTCCCTGATACATGTAGATGTAATTCTCTTAGCAGATCTTTTAACTCTGGTATTCTTAAAGAACGTAAGATATCTACCAATTCAGCATCTTTATAATAACCATCTTGGACTAATTTTTTATGAAATTTAGATGGGCTTTTGATTTCAAAATCATACTGGAAGTATCTTGGGTATTCGTTGTCGTCCATGATTGGAGTTCCAGTACTGTATCTGTCGAGGAATACAGCTGTATAAAACTCTCTTTTTTCTAGGGAAACTTCTGAATCATTGACATAAGATGATGAATCCAAGGCGATGTTAGAAGTTGATGGTTCATCTAAAACTTCTTGCTTAGGTTCTTCGGGTTTCGGCTTTCTGAAAAAATCAAAGATGCTCATTCTTGATGTTCCTCCTCTCGTAGTTTCAAGGAGATTCTGTACTGATCAGCATCAGGAACATCAACAAATTCCACTGTTTTATCAAAATTATTCTTAACAACATCCTTGATCTCATCTAAGGAAACTCTGAAAAATTCTCTTCTTTGGTTTACAAGGTTTAATTTACGATCTTCAAAAGCTCTATGTAAGGCTGCTTCCAATGCTGGAGCATCCTCTGAAAAGATCATTGCATGTACATCAAATTTGAATGGAACAGAAGCATCTCCTAATTCATCTACACGATCTTGTGGATTTAATCTACGTGTCATACCGATTTTGTAAATACCTTCACCGAATGATCCAATGTTAGAAATTACATATACATAACCAGCTTTTTGGTTAGCCTCTCTGTAATCAATATCCTTGATTTTAGTGTCAATCTCGGAAAGAGATTGTATGATTTCCTCTTTCTTTTGATTTAAATCTTCTATATTGTCATCAGAAGCGGTTGAAATTTGATGATTGATATTAGAAAGGGCTTGTTCGTAATGTTTGCGTTCTTTATCAATATTTTTACGTTGTTCTTTTAGTTCTTTTTGTAATCGAGCTTCTTCACGCTGTTGAGCTCTTAATTCTGCCTTTTGTTCCTTTTCACGCTGTTTTTGAATCTGATATTCGAGAGCTAATCTAAGCTCTTGAATTTTCAGATCATAGTAATGAGCGGTTATGGAAATTGACATTGTTACACCCAATTTAGCAATAGCATTGAAACTTCGTTCCATTTTCTTAACAGATGTATCATAGTTATTGTATTTTACCTTACTAATAATCTCATCACATTCACTGTTGAACGCACGAAGCAGTAGCTTCTGCATGTCTTTTACTAACTTTCGTCCTTTGGCTTCACTACCATTTACTTGCCATCCTATGTTCCCGGATACAGCTGTATCATCCTTGATCATTGCTTTCTGCTGGTTTCCACCAGAAAGATTGCCGGAATCAATTTCCACATTCGGTGTTTTA